GCATTACGTCGCCACCCCCTGTGTCAGGTCCAGCTCCAACCAGCGCCTGCGCTCTCCGACGTCGATCACCGCCCGGATATTGTAGGCTTTGCCGTTGTACAGCACCCTGTGCCGGGTTTCCACTCCTGGACGGTAACGGATCAGCGCACGGTATCGGGTCGGCGACTCCAATCGCTCAGCCTGGAACCGCTCTGTGCCAGATAGGCCGCGCACCTGGGCACGGACGGTGGCGTAGGTCACCCACTCCCGAGCGACACCATCTGAACCGTCAGGAACCTGGACCTCAGCCTGAAGCTCCACCATCTGGCGCAGATCGCACGGGTTACCAGATGAGCACTTCATAGCCCACGCCTCAGCATGTAGGGCCGAAGCAAAGCAAGCGCCCCGCTGGCACTCATGGCATTGTCTGCCCCGCAGTTTCGGTTATCGTGCATGTAGGCAGCCAACATCGCCACCGCCTGCCGGTAAGACTCGGTGCGGTCGTGTGGTCGCGGCCCGGCGGTTACTGTAACACGCAGGGACGCCAGCTGGCCGTGGGCCCGCAGCCCGGACATCGGCAGCCGAAACCGGGCTGGCTTGCTCTCCAGGTCAACCTGCTCAGGCTCCAGCACGGTATCTTCCCCGTCGGCGCTCACACATCGGACCTGAGCAATTGAGCGGATCGGGTAAACTGGTAACCCGATCCAATCCGAGTAAACCATGCCCAACGGGGCCAGCCCGCCATAGCCCTGCCGCTTGGCCGGGTGCATATCCCAGCGGACCTCGATAACACGCTCGGCGTGCTCGTAGCTGGTCAGACGGTTGGCCCGCTCGGTCGCAGACACCAACAGCGCCAGCATGAAATCAGGCTCGTGAGTGTCATCCGGCGTCATCCAGCCAAATCGGGCCAGATCGGTTACCGAAGCGGCAGGCTCCAGTGGCGTCTCGGGCACCACCACCGGCTGGATGGTGTCACGGGTTCCCTGGTATGTTGGCGATGGTCCAAGCGGGGAGAATAGCATCATTCATCCTTGTATTCAGCCGGACCAACGTCAGATACCTGCCTATCAACCTGCGCCTTGTCCTTGCGCGGCCGGCCTCGCTTCGGCTTTTCTTCGGTCTCAACACTGGTGGGGTCAACTGCCCGGCCCTCTGCCTGTAACTGGCGGGCGCGGTCGTCGTCCACTCAATCTCCGCCCCCGGATAAACATGGCCTTCCTTGCCAATCCAGCTTTTTGTTGCGATCAGTTTCATGACCTCGCTCCCAAGATATGGGGCGTGGCTATTCGCCAACGCCCCGTGTTGAATGGCGGATTAGAATTGACCCTTCACGAAGGCTTTCGGGCGGTTGACGGTCAACGCCAGGCGCTCCTCGGCCAGAATTGCCACGCCGTTGCGGACGAAGTAGTCTGCATGCGACTCGCTCACACGAATATTCGCCTGCTCCCGGTCCCAAATGAACCCGCCACGCTCCCAATCACCGGTGAGGAACTCGCCCTCGTTGATGGCGGTGGTCTCAACGACCGGCACACGCCACACAACCGGCTGGGCGCCGTTGGCAATGTTGCTGACCACGGCCCACAAGTACTGGCCCTCGCTGCCCTTCAGCAACTCGATTTCGGCCCAATCAGACGGGTGCATCAACACGCCGTTGGCCATGTAATGCTCGATCCGGGCATCCCGGAAGGCGGCCCGCAGATGGTCGATGCGGTTCGCCCCGGTAGGCATGGCGCCAACGTCCTGAACGCCCGACGTGTTCATGATGCCATGCAAGGTCCCGGCGGTGCCGTCGCCATAGAGAATCTGCCCATCCTCCTCCAGCATTACGCCGTGGATAAGCTCGCTGTCGATATAGGCCCGCAGCATGGGCGCATCGTCCAAGACCTGACGAGATGCCGGAATCCAGTGGGCGATGGTGACAACAGGGCTGGTCTTCAGTTCGAAGGTGATGTTCTCCTGCTTCTTGGCGGCGAGCTCGCCGTTTTGGCTGGCCGCACGCGGGAAATCGCTGTTGTGCTGGATGAACTCCACTGCGTTGCTGGCGGTGGGGCGCACGCCCATCAGATCGCGGATGTGGTTCATCCGTCGGGCACCATCCCGGTAAATCTCGAAATCACGATCCGGCTGCACCAGCGCACCAGCGCTTGCCGGATCGTCACCGACGATCTCTTTGAGCTCCATGCCGCTGATGGTCTTCGGAGCGAACAGGCTCTTGACCACGACTGAATCAATGGACTGACGATTCGCGCTGCGGGCCCGCTTGAACTCCTCGGACAAGATGAACTGGTCGCCGGGGGAGAGCTTGATTTCGCCACCGTCGCCGCCCATCGGCAGACGTTTGGCCGCGGCCTCAAGCTCATCAAGACGCTTGGCGCCGTTGGCCAATTCAGTGGCGACCTCATCAAGGCGCTTTTCGGCGCCCTTGAGCGCCTCGCCGGTTTCCTCCCTCGCCTTGCCCAGGGTTTTGATTTCCTCGGACTGGCGCAGGACCAGGGTTTTTACCTCTTCGGTTGCGGTGTCGAAGTGCTGCTTCAATTCTTTGATGTCCATGGGGTTTCCTCCGTGCTGGACTGTTAGTAGAGACGATGCCGCGCCCACTCGGCGAGGCTCCCAATCGAGTGGTGCAGGTCTGTCAACCCGTCCGGCTCATTATCCCGAGTGCCAGCAGGCGGCTCGGATTCGGCAATCTGCCTGATCAGATCGCGGATTGCCGTTTTGCTCGCCTCGCTTAATTGTTGGCCGGTATGGCTGCGGCTTAGGCGAGACGCCATTTCGATGGTTGCTTCCTCGTTGGCCGCGAACGTCACCGGGCTATACTCGTACAGCTTTACCTCGGTGATCGTGCGGGTGATGCCGTCCTCGTGCATGCGAAACTTTCCAGCCGGGATGCTGAAACCGATTGACATGCGGTCGATGACCCCATCCTTGATTAACGTCATCGTATCCCGGCCCAATGTCGTATCTGACAATCGGCTATGCGTGTACAGGCCGCGAGCGTCTTCCCGCATCTCAACCGGCTTGCCGATGGGCTGGTGCGAGTCGTGTTGGAAAAGCACCTTGATTTTGTCGCGCCGCTCCCGGATCGTTTTCGAGAATGCGCCCATCTCAATGATGTCGTCCATCTCGTCCCTGTCCCACGTGCTGGCGTAGCCGGCGAACTCCATGTCACCCATGGACACGTCCGCCCCTTTGAAGCGAACGGTTTTTACCTCCCGCCCGGCGGGAGCGACCAGGGAGACAGGAGACAGGCAAGACTTGATGGCCTCCTCCTGGCTGTAGCCCTTCGCCAACTTTGAGGCGATCATAAAAGAGACAATTTCGGACGCTTGTTTGATGTCCATTTTTAGCCCTCAATCAGTTACTTAGCAACAAATCCGGTGGCGCACCGGCAGTTAATCACGTTCTCAGGGCTTCCGGCAGGGTCACCCGGGTGCGCCAACCGTTCTCCACCTACGATAAACGAACCATGCAGATCGGTCAAGTTTCCATCGGCAGCGCCGTGATCAATCCGGGTGCGCTCGTCTTTGGCCGCAATCCATTCTTTGCGCATCTCCAAACCAGAGTTCTCGGCGGCAGCCTGTTGCCCAAACTGAAACGCCGCGTGCGATTCGGTCCGGGCAATCACACCGGCACGGCCCCGGCTGAACTGCAACGCACGATCCCGGATCAGATCGGCAATGTCCTGTTGCCCCAGCCCTTCCTCTTGCCCACGCAGAACCATCGCTTGCACCTGGCTCTGTGTCGTCCGGCTGATGCGCAGAATCTTCTCGCCGCCAAACCGCAGCATCCATCCCTTGATGGCCGACATGAACGACTCCGGCATCTCCTTCAGGACCGCCGCGCCACGCCCATGCCGTTGTTGCGCCGCCTCCAATATCCGCTGGCCGGATGTCATCGCAGCCTGTCTCCACTCGGTATCAAGTGCACGGGCGACAGCCTCACGGTGCTCGGAGGCAACTGCCTCCAAGGGTTCATCAGCCTCAAACGCATCGGCCATCTTGCGCATGGCGTCCAGTATGAGGCGGCGCAGCACCAGCTCGTGCCTCCGCTCAATGCGCATTTGCAAGCGGGTCTGTATCTCGCGCTCTCGCTGGCGATCACTCGCGCCGATGCGGTCCATAAGCGATCTCGTGCAACTTGATCAAGTCAACGCTGTCGTGCTGGCGTTCTTCCGGCGTCTCGGTCAGCTGGTCAAGCAGGGGCATATCAGTGGGGATCAGCCCCGCCGGCACGTAGCCAACGTCAGCGCCTTCGATCTCGTCCACATTCAGCCCAAGCTCCAGGCGATCATTGATCACCGTCAGCGGCACACCCATGCTCCAAAGTACCCGGGCCTGCGTCAGCTTATCAGTATAGCTTTCCCGCAGGGCGGCGATGTTGGAAATATCGAACTTCAGGTAGATGCCACCGCCGAACCCAGGGGCCAGTGCCCGAGTGATCTGCCCGGCCAACTGCTCCAGCAAGGGCAAAATCGTGTCGCGCCAGAATATCTTGCGGGCGGTCTCGATGTTGGCCAAGGTGGCGTCGTCATAGATGCCCACCATCGGCGGCGGCACCTCATACGCCGCGCAAATCTCCGTGCGGGTCATGGTTCGGGCTTCGGCAAAATCCAGCTCCGCCGGGGTCAAGCTCATCTGCTGCCACTTGGCATTGGCCACCACCCATGGCTCACGGGCGTTGGCTGTGCCGGTGTACTGCTCCCGAACCTGGCGGCGGGCTTCTTCCCATTCCTCGGGGCCGATGTCCTCACCCTCAAGGGAGAATATGCCGTCCGGCACGCCACGGTTCTGCAGGCTCACCTTCTGCCAAGCACTGGCCTCGTTATCCAGGTCAACCGCCATGCCGGCGGCCCGCAATGGCGACATGCCGCTGAAGCGATCCTCCGGGTGGGTATATGCCAGGTGCAACACGTCCTCCGCCGGGATCGTTCTCACTGCCCCTTGCCAGTCATACCGGTAGTGGCTGATGTACCGCTTGTCGCCCTTCTGGTGCACCGGTTTCATCCCGTCCTGCGGGATCGGCCATAGCTCCAAGGGCACGCCCTGGGCATTGCGCACGATGTGCAGATAGGCATTGCCCCCGCTGTCCAGGCTGCCGACGATGATCTCCAAGAGGGTCGTGCCGTCCAACTCCGGGGTGGGGGACTCCATCAGTAGCTGTAGCGGATGCCCGTCCAGCACCTCATCGGTCGCTTCGTTGCACACGATTAACGGCACGCTGGACACCGCCGCCATGCGCTTGCGCATGCAGGCATATACCCACACGTTGCGCTCGTAGCCGTCGCGTAGCGCCTTCTGTGTCCGCCAATTGGACCAGCTGGGGGACCACGACCACCCGGGGAGCAAATCAGCCACACGCCAGGTGGCGCCAGATACGCCTTGCCTTCGTTTAGACCTTTGCTTTTTCAGCCAACTAAACATCGTGTCACCACTTAAGCACGCCCCAGCAAAGGGGCTTTTCTTTTGCGCCTGACCAACGGCTCCACCGCATACCGCAAAGCGTCGATATTATGGTTATTTGCGTCGATTATTTGCGGCAGTATGTCACCGGTGATGCGGTCCGTCTTGTAGCTGTATAACCGGCTCTCCCTGATGGTGTGGACGCACCGGGGATGCACCACGATCTCTCGGTAGCTGCGCAAGTGCTGTATGCCGTCCTGCAAGCTGCCCGGCCATTTTTTTACGGCGGTAACCCGGGGGAGCCCATGGCGCTTGAGATAGCTGATCGACTCGGGCCTGGCCGAATCCGCCCGCACCACATAGTCAGCGATGCCGGGGATTTTCCGTGTGATGAACTGGGCCGTGTCGTCCAGCTCAAGGCCAACCTTGGCCGCCTCGCGCTCAACGTAGAGCGTATCGCCATGCACCCAGCACTTGACGGCGGCCGTCGGGTCTTGGGCAAACCCGAAGTCCATCCCGTGGTAAGGCCCGGACCAGTCGGGCAGCGGCTCGACCTCGGCCACACGGACCTTGTCGCCGATAACCTGCGTATTGCTGTTCTCAAGGTAGGCCCCTTCCCATACGTGCGCATAGGTGGCGGGATCAAGGCGCTCTTGCTCCCTCTTGCGCAGTGTCTCAAGGCCAGGGGGGGAGAAGGGATTGTCGTGGTGGTTCAGCTCAACAACGATGGCGTTGGCGGGCTTTCGTTGGCGGAATCGCTGATCGACCGGGCTGCCTCTTTTGATCGGGTTCCAGATCGCCCATAATTCGGCCTTCGGCTGCCGGAACACCGTGGCCTCCAGAGCCAACCACGACCCGTCGGGCACGTCCTCGGCTTCCTCGACGATGGTCAGATCAATCTTGGCAAGCGATTTGATGCTTGATGTGTTGTGCCGCAGGCCCCGGAAAATGAACTCGGTGCCATTCCGGCCCCGCAGGTAGTCCACGCCAACGTCGTAGTGCTGCGCCAGCCATGGCTGTAACGCAATGGCGGCCTTAAGCTCGGCGTGAAATGACTCTTTGATGCTGGCCTGGAACTCCCTTGTGCAGAGTATTCGGAGGGGTTCAGCATATCCCCAGGTTGCGGCCATAAGGGCAAACGAGAAAGACTTGCCCGATCCCCGCCCACCATGGGCGCAACGGTACTGGACAGCCCCCCGGGGGGGCGTAAACATAGGCACCAGCTTAGGGGGTAGCTTAATCCTTGCCGTGCGCGCCATCGGCTGCCTCGATCACGATCCGGGTCGGCGGCGACATGCTGCCGTCTGGGGATGTGTGGGCGATATTGTGCTTCGGGCTGTGGTGTTTCGGGGCCATGCGCTCTGCCGCCCACTTCAGCCCGTCCATCATGACTTTTGCCGCGTTCGGCTCCAACTTCTTCGCCTGGATCATATCCACCATATCGACAATGTTGTCAGCATGCGCAAAGCCCGCAGCCTCTCTCGCGCGCAAGTATTGGTCTCGAAATACGTCGTTTTGAACGATCCAGCGGCACACCGTTGAAAAGTGAGGGGTTTTTGGCTTGCGGCAAAATGACCGCAACGACTTCCCCCCCGCGATCCACTTGCATATATCTTCTGCAAGCTCTGGTGTATAGTCTGTTGGTCTTGCCATATCGTCACTTATCCTTTGGCTCACAGCCTATAATCTTTTCCACGGTAATCACGCAGCCGGGCTTATAATCATACCGTTTCACCGCACTGATCCGGCACACCTGGGCATCGTCGGGCCACACCACGCCATTCAGGGCGTCAAGAATCTTGATGAGGTTATCGAGATCGGGCTTGCTGGCGCGCGGTGCCCCCGCCATGCGTGGGACATCGGCTTTTCTGGTCGCTTTGGGGATCGGGAAGCAGAACGCCACATCCAGTTGCAGCGGCACACCCGGGTCGGGCATCTGCCAACCCTGCTCCCGTATGGCCTGGATTGCCGCCAGCCGGATGACCTGCTCAGCAGCCCTTGTCCGGGCCGGGGTGTAGTGCC